TATGCCGGGACCAGGCTGGGGCGGCAGGAGCTCGACGGCGAATTGCTGGAGGATGTGCCGGGTGCGCTGTGGACACGCGCGCTGATCGAGCGGTGCCGGGTGGCGGCGACGCCCGAGCTGGTGCGGGTGGTGGTAGGCGTCGACCCGCCTGCGAGTGCCGAGGGCGACGCCTGCGGCATCGTGGCGGTGGGCTTGGGGAGCGACGGGCGCGGCTATGTGCTGGAGGATGCAAGCGCGGCCGGGCTGACGCCGGATGGCTGGGCGCGGGCGGTGGCGGCATGTGCGGCGCGGCACGAGGCGGACCGCGTGGTGGCGGAGGCCAACCAGGGCGGCGCGATGGTGGAGACGGTGCTGCGCACGGCCGAGGCGGCGTTGCCGGTGCGGCTGGTGCATGCGTCGCGCGGCAAGTCCGCACGGGCCGAGCCGGTCGCGGCGCTTTATGAGCACGGGCGCGTGGCGCATGTCGGCGCCTTCCGGGCGCTGGAGGACGAATTGTGCGGGCTGGTGGCGGGCGGCGGCTATGAAGGGCCGGGCCGATCGCCGGATCGCGCCGACGCGCTGGTATGGGCGATGGACGAGCTGACGCTCGGCCGGCGTGGGGCTGCCTCGGTACGGGGGCTGTGAGCCCGCCTCAGGTGAAGAGCGACAGGAACAGAAGCACCAAGGCGGCGGCGCACACGCTGCCGCCAATGGTGAGATGGCGGGTAGCGGAGCGGGCATAGGGCTCGCCGCCGGCGGGACGGACTTGCTGGCGGCGGATGCGCCAGCCGGCCCAGACGAACATGCCGCCCAGCCAGAACAGCATCAGCGATGCGGGGAACAGGGCGAAGTGTGCGCTTTGCGGCATCCAGACTCTCCTTGGTGGAGGAAACTAGCATGAAATGGTTCGGCAGAAAGAGCCTGGAGACGAGCCACGACGGGCGGCGGCCGGCGCTGTCGGCAGCGGGTGCGATGGCGGCGCTCGGCAGCTGGCCGACCAGCTACGAGGCGCAGGTGCGCGCGGGCTATCTGGAGAACGCGATCGCCCAGCGCGCGGTGCGGATGGTGGCCGAGGGCGTGGCGGCGGCACCGATCACGGGTGCGGACGCGGAGCTGGTGCGGCTGGTGACGCGGCGGTCGGCGGGGCAGGTGCTGGTCGAGACGATCGCAGCGCAGCTGCTGCTGCACGGCAACGCGTTCGTGCAGCTGCTCGACGACGGGCGCGGGGGCGTCGGCGAACTCTATGCGCTTCGGCCCGAGCGGGTGACGGTGGAGCCGGATGCCAATGGCTGGCCGGTGGCGTTCCGCTATCGGGTGGGTGCGCAAGTGCAGCGCCTGGCGGCGGAGGATGCCGGGGGGCGGCCGGCGGTGGTGCATATCAAGGCGTTCCATCCGCTCGACGACCATTATGGGCTGGGCTGCCTGGGCGCGGCGCCGGGAGCGATCGCGGTCCACAATGCGGCGGCGCGCTGGAACAAGGCGCTGCTCGACAATGCGGCGCGACCTTCGGGCGCACTGGTCTATGATCCCGGCGACGGCGGCGTGCTGTCGCGCGACCAGTTCGACCGGCTGCGCGCGGAGATGGAAGCGGGCTTTGCGGGTGCCGCCAACGCAGGGCGGCCGATGCTGCTGGAGGGCGGGCTCAAGTGGCAGGCGATGAGTCTGACGCCGGCTGACATGGACTTCAACGGGCTGAAGGCACAGGCGGCGCGGGAGATCGCGCTGGCGTTCGGGGTGCCGCCGATGCTGCTGGGGCTGCCCGGCGACAACACCTACGCCAATTATCGCGAGGCGAACCGGGCGCTGTGGCGGCTGGCGATCCTGCCGCTGGCGGAGCGGATCCTAGCGGAACTGGGGCAGGGGCTGGCGGGGCATTTCGCCGATCCGGTGCTGTCGATTGACCTCGACCGGGTGCCCGCGCTGGCGGAGGACCGCGAGCGGCTGTGGTCGCAGGTGAGCGGCGCCGAGTTCCTGACGCGTGAGGAGAAGCGGGCACTAGTGGGCGTCGGGCCGATTGTGGGGGCGGGGCTTTAAGGCGCCGTACGCCGCCTTAGCTTCGCCGGGGCACGGGTTCGTGGAGGCCTAGTGCTTCGCCGCGAGGGTGCACGCCATGGTGGTTCGCTCGAAGCGGCCGCCCTGCGCCACGCATTGCTTGCCGCGGATGAAGGGCAACACGAACGCGATCGATACCAGGGCCGCAAGCGCGGCGAACAGGACGATGCGGAGTCGGTGGCGCATCGCCGGGGGACTATCAGGCGGAGACGGCAATGGACAATGCACAGGTGCTGGCGCAGCTGATGGGCCAGGCGCGGCAGGATGGCGCCGACCTGGCGACGCTGCGCGCGATCGTCGAGGAAGCCGGTGAGGTCGGGGCGATGCGTGCGCTCACCCGGCTGGGGCTGGAGGATGCCGCCGCCGGTAGAGACATGAAGGAGCTGCGCGAACTGCTGGCCGCTTGGCGCGATGCCAAGCGATCAGCGGCGCGCGCGGCGATGGGCTGGGTGGTGCGGATGCTGCTGGCGCTGGTGCTGGTCGGCGTGGCGCTGAAGACCGGCTTTGAGGACTGGCTGCGGTGAGCGTCCGCTTTGCTGGCTATGCCGCGATCTTTGGCGTGCCCGACCGGGGCGGTGACGTAGTGCGGGCGGGCGCCTTTGCGGGTGCGAGCCCGGTGCCGCTGCTGTGGCAGCATCGGGGTGCGCCGGTGGGGCAGATCGAGATGCTCGCCGAGGACAGCCGCGGCCTGCGCGTGATCGGGCGGGTGGAGCTGCCGGAGCTCGCGCGGCAGGTGCAGGAGGGCGCGCTGGGCGGACTGTCGTTCGGATATCGGGTGCAGGCGGCGCGGCATGGGCGGTGGCGCGAGCTGACGCGGCTGGACCTGGTCGAGGTCAGCCTGGTGCCGGTGCCCATGCAGCCGCTGGCGTGGGTGCATGCGGTGGCGCCCGGCTGAGCGCGCCAGGCTTTGGTGGAGTGGTGAGGGCGTCCCGGTGGGGCGCCCTTTTCTTTTGTGGGAGACGGTGATGATCGAGACCAAGGCAGATGCGCTGGAAGCGAGCTTCGCAGGCGTGGAGGGTGCGGGAACGCCGGGGGTGCGGCCGATGCTGGCGGGCGCGGCAGCCCGGCCGGGCGGTGCGGCGTTCGAAGGGTTCGTGCGCAGTGGTGCTACGCTGGAGATGAAGGCGTTCACCGGCACGACCGGTGAAGGCGGCGGCTATGCGGTGCCCACCGAGATCGACCGGCAGATCGACACGCTGCTGAAGTCGGCAAGCCCGATCCGGGCGATCGCCAATGTCGTGAAGGTCGGAAGTGCCGGCTATCGCAAGCTGGTGACGAGCGGCGGCACGCCGTCGGGCTGGGCATCGGAGACGACGGCGCGGCCGGAGACGGGGACGCCGAGCTTCCATGAGGTGTCGCCGCCGACGGGCGACCTCTATGCCAATCCGGCGGCGAGCCAGGCGATGCTCGACGATGCCGCGTTCGACGTGGAGGAATGGCTGGCGGGCGAGATTGCGGCGGAGTTCGCGGCGGCCGAGGGGCAGGCGTTCGTCAACGGCACCGGCATCAACCAGCCCAAGGGGTTCCTGCGCCAGCCGGTCTCGACCGCAGGCGATGCCACGCGCGGGTTCGGCACGTTGCAATATCTTCCGAGCGGCGCGGCGGGTGATTTCGGAACCGAGCCGCAGGACCGGCTGATCGACCTGGTGCAGAGCCTGCGGGCGCCGTACCGGCAGGGGGCGGTGTTCGTGATGAACGCGGCGACTTCCACCCGGGTCCGCAAGCTCAAGACGTCGGACGGCGCGTTCCTGTGGCAGCCGGGGCTGGTGTCGGGGCAGCCGGACACGCTGCTCGGCTATCCCGTGGTGGAGGCGGAGGACATGCCCGACATCACCGCCAACAGCGCTTCGATCGCGTTCGGCAATTTCCGCCTGGGGTACCTGATCGCCGAGCGGCAGGAGACGCAAATCCTGCGCGATCCCTATTCGAACAAGCCGTTCGTACACTTCTACGCGACCAAGCGCGTGGGCGGACAGGTCAGCAATTCGGAGGCGATCAAGTTGATGAAGTTCGCGGCGGCCTGAGCGGTCTTCTCCGGCGCGGGAGTGCCCCGCGCCGGACCTGTTTTCCTGCCCAACGACTATGGAGCTGCCCCATGGAGACGCCACCCATTCCGGAGGCGGCGATCGCTGCCGCCTGCAGAGCAGCCGCCGCCCATCTGCGCATCGGGGTAATCCAGGAAGCGACGGTCCTGGAGCAGGCTGCAGTGACCGCCTTTGCCGTGTGCGAGGCC